CCCCTTAAAGGGGGCTATCTGCTATGCAGAGCCGACAAAGTCGGAGAGGGTACATCACTGTCCCTCTGGGCTTCCGGCATAACACCGGAGGTTCTTCGTCATGGTATACCGAGATGTGAAATATCTCGAAACTCAGACGTCCTGGACTAAGTCCTATGGAAATAAGCAGGGGTCCGGATGGGCTCCTTCTTCTCCTAGAACTTATACTGGGACGTTCCCAAGTGCCGCTTCTGGTCGAACTTCGATCAAAAGTGGCAATCACGTGACTCCTCTTGCCAACATGGCATGGAAACTCGACGGTTATCCCGTCGGATTCTCCTACACAGTTGGTTTTGGGTCATCTACAACCTATGACGTAACGTGTGCGGGGAAACCCAAACTTACGTTACCGTCTATCCTTTATCCTTACCTTCTGAAAGGTTCGTATAAAGGCCAAACGTTCTTTAACACGGAAATCCATAATGGTACCCGTGCTAGAGCTCGTAACAGGCTTATTGCGAAACTCGCTAATAAGACTGAGGTTGACTTGGGACAGACTATGGGAGAGGTTAGGTCTTCTGCTTCGATGATTCGAGACAGATTACTTTCTCTCGCATACGCTATCCGCGCACTGAGACGCGGCAACGTAAAACTTGCATTCAAACACCTAGGTGTTAAGGGTAAAGGTCCAAAGGGTCTTGGAAAAGACGCTGCGAACTTCTACCTTGAATACAAGTATGGATGGCGACCTCTTGTGAATGATATCATGAATGCCTCTCAGGCTATTCAGGATGTTCTTTCACGCGAGGCCGGGGCCACATACACTGATAGTGTACGTGTTAGTAGTAATATTAGCCCTACCATCTATTCTCTGCGTTGGAAACGTAAGGGAACTATAGAATACTCCGTTCAATACGGTGTAGTCTATACGATACCTGATATGACCTCCCATGGACTCGGAGCCCTCGGTCTCAATAACCTCCTTTCATTAGGATGGGAATTGTTACCTCTGAGCTTCGTTGTCGACTGGATGGTTTCTATCGGGTCATTCCTTGACGGGTTTTCCACTTTGCGTTCTCTTGAGTTCGCAGGTGGATACTACACGTTAAGGGTTGAGAGTGATATACAAGCTTTCGACTATGGACTTCTCCCAACTGGATTTTATGACCCAGTTGAGTTTCGTATGAAGTCCAAAGGCGTTAAACGTGTTCCACTCATCGATTTCCCTCCTCCGGCACTGCATTTCACGCTTGTGCCATCAACCCAAAAGATGACGTCTCTATTGGCGTTAATCTTGCAGAGGAGTTGAGCATCATGCCCAACCGTACTACTCTCACCATTGCTAATGGTGAATCTACGCCCGTCGACGTTCCGTTCGTTCCTAAGTCAGGAGCGAACAACGTTTCTACATTTGTAGCGACAGACGGTGTCCCAGTCGGGGATCGAATCCTGACTGTTTCTTCAACCCATGGCAATCGCGAAAAAGCGTCCATTCGGTTCAAGTTGCCTGTCACTGTCACTGAGACAGTGAACGGCGTTTCCAACTCTGTCGTCGCCCGTACCGCTTATGTGCGTATGGACTTCGATTTTGCTGGGAACTCGACATTGGAAGAGCGCGAAGATGCCGTCGCTTTCGCGGCGAACATTCTCGACCCTTCTCAAACAGCTATCATGTCGATCCTGAAAGATCTCCATGATTTCTATTGAGAACCTCTGTCCCCCGTGCCAATGGTATGGCATTGGGGTTACTGCGCGTTTTGGACAGGAGTATTACTCCTGGCAACCATACTTGACCAACATTCTTCTTTTGTTGATTCTTGTATGGCTAATACGCCGTAGTTAGCAGGATTCCCTGCTTGAGGTCTTCCACAACACTGTTCATTCAAAGGAGAACAGCAAATGTCGAAACTGAAACGTCTTGGAACTACGCATAAGCGAGACCATGACTACTTGCCGACGCACATTGGCGAATCTTTTCAATCTGAGTTAGTTCATTTAACACATGAACTCGCAAAGACCGAAGGATTCAAAGGAGCTTATCTTCGTGATGAGCTTCTTTCAAAGTATGTAGATTCTTCTACTACTCCAGCTGATGTAAGACGACAGGCTGCAATCACTAAGTGGTTGCTGGTTGAAGAGAAGAACCAACAGACGAATATTCGTCTCCTTATCGGAGATGAAGATTTCGGCTGGACTACCTCTGATGCCCTTATTACTAAGGCACGAGAGGTGATTTCTTCAGTTCTTGGGAAAACCCCACCTGAAGAGATTTTGTCCACTGGTACTCACACCTTTGGTGCGAGTACGAGAGTTGGCCGCGGCCCACAGGCTGCGTTCTTCAAACACGTCGGTAAAGCACACGTTACCTCTCGGGCTTCAGGTCTTTTCTGTCTTGCTTATCAGAATTCTCTGATGAGCGATCAGGAGCTTGAAATCCAAGAGTCAAGTGTGATGTTTACAGTCCCAAAGTCTAGCGATATTGATCGGGTGGCTTGTAAAGAGCCTGAGATCAATATGTTGTTACAACGTTGCGTTGGTTCGTTTATTCGTAAACGTCTAAAGCAACGTGCTAACATCTCACTGAATGATCAAAGGATCAACCAACGCTTGGCTCGCGATGCTTATCGCGATAACCTTGCCACGATTGACCTTTCTTCTGCCAGCGATTCAATTACCCGTCAATTGGTTGTATCACTACTTCCAACTGACTGGTGGTTTTTGCTAGACCGTATCCGGGTCCATTCCACCATCATTGATGGTGAAACCCATGACCTTGAGATGTTCTCAAGTATGGGTAATGGATTTACCTTCGAACTCGAATCCCTTCTTTTCTACGCGCTTATGCGCGCAGTTTGTTGGGCTTCTGGAACGAAGGGTCGGATTTCCGTATATGGTGATGACCTCATCATGCCCTCTTCAATTGCCGCTCGGTTTTCCCGAGTTATGTCTTGGTTCGGTTTCGTCGTTAATACGAAGAAATCGAACTGGACCGGTGGTTTTAGAGAGTCATGCGGAGAGCATTACTACTACGGTAGGACAGTCACCCCTTTCTATTTAAGGGGCCCTGTACGTAAGAAGAGTGATATCATTCGAATACTTAATCGTCTCCTTGTTTGGGACGGCTACTTATTTCAGATGCTTATCACCCCTTCTGTTATTACTTTCCACCTGAAGTGGTCGAAAGTAATCCCTGTCCAATTACATGGAGGTATTGATCCTGAACGGATCGATTCTCTCGTAACTGGTTCTCCTCCCCGTAAGCGTTTGCTTTGGAGAGGTAGGGATCTAACTCGTCACGAGTTAGGTGCGTACAAGTATTGGCTTTCCGCAAGGAAGGCCAATACTGGTGGGGAGTTTGCCTTCTTCTCATTGACATCTTACGATGTTATGGAAGGCTTAACTCTGACTCCACAAAGGATCGGTCGTCCTGTTATGGACAACCAACCTAAGTGGTGTAGTATCACGACGTGGACGCCTTATGCACTTGCAGAGGCGTACACGACGTGAATTGATACCTACTAAGAGATGTAGGATCAATCCTCCTTTTGGAGGTGGGGACGTTGGACCACTATAAACTATGCATATCGGTAACTCCCGATCGATGTGTATAGGGTTCAGGTCAATCTCAACGGTAGAAGTCAGCAGTTAACTCCTGCCGCCGTTGATGTAACCTTTTCGAAACTCCCGTGGTAGCGCCTGGTATCCTGTGCCAGGGCATGCCCACGGAAAGTCGAAAGACG